AAGATCGGCAGGGCATCGGTGTCACACTCAGCGCTGACGAAGACTGATTCGGGATACTTTGCGAGAAGCTCCAGCCCGCGCCGCAGAAGAGCGTTTTCATATGCCGCCGTATCCTCGAAGTCGTCGGGGGAAATATCGGCGGCTTTTTTGTAGATCTCACGTATCTGTGCGCCGCCGCTGTTGTCAGCTGTGACGACTGTTCCGTCGGAGCCCTCGATGTACGCGACGTTTTTCATGCTCTCGTTTTGCTTCGTGAGTGATATCGAGACGATGTTGCCGAATGAGGACGAGAAAATCGCCGGCTCAGCCTCACAGAAATCTGTGGAACGGTCGAGCCCTTTGACGAGTCTGAAAACGGGAAGCAGAGTATCGGGATCAAGCGTGACTGTGAACGATGCACCGTGAGGCTTCAAGATGGAATACAGCCAGTCTGCGAGGTTGTCCCATTCGCTGCTGACGGTAACATTGTCCGATATCAGAGCACAATCTCCGATCGTTATGATCTGATTGTTTAGGTTTTCACGTACTGCGGCGAGAACAGCATCGGTAAGAGAGCCTTGATAAGTTCGTTTGCCCGAGATGACTCGATCGGCGAGGAGTATTTCAAGTAGATGCCCACCTATTTCACAGCCGCCGTCGTCGGAGGTTTCGAGATATTCGATCCTTCCGCAGCGGATCGGACCGTCGTTATCCCCCGTACGTACGTAGACTGCACCGTTTACTTTGGAGAGCAGATTGCGAGGGAAATGCAGGGTGAAGGTGCCGGTTTCGAAGTAGCGCACCTTCCATACAACAGAGGTCAGCTCATCAAGAGGACCTGCAAGGACATTGAAGCTGTCATCTAAAAAATATAGTTCCATGTTGTTTCTCCGATCCTTAGGATAGCTCACATTCCGTAGTAAAGCGGAGTGTATTCGATTTCGGCATCAATGTACTCGCCGCCCTCATCGCATATCACGGATATCTTCGATTCACCCGAGGGGAGACTGAAAAATGTGCTGTCCTTGTCAAAAACAAAGAATCTCTCCCCGTTTTTTTCGATATTTTTGCGGCGTTGGCGTGTGTCAATGACAAGCTCGTCACCATTCTCGAGGGTGATCGGACAGCGCACGAATTTTTCTCCGCATTTTATGCCCGGATTGACGACGGAACCTCCATTTGCAACGATCCTTGCAACGAGACCGCACTCGCCGTCGCCACCGTTTGTGACAATTGTTTTGTCAGTTGTACGGTAGATTGCGGCTGCAGTTCCCGCCCCACCCATGAAGTTCATCGGGAAAGTGAGGATCGGCACACAGTCGCGGAAAGTCACAACGGTCGAGCGCGCATCACGGAAAAATACAGCAGGTGCAATGAAGCACAGAGTCACTTCAGGCGGAACGAAGAGAGTTCCGCGCTCGAATTTTGCTTCCTCGCAGGGGATCACATCAATTATCCTGTCGACTCCGAACATGGAGATCTCAAGTGAACACTCCGCAGTAGGATCCATCATTGAGATGATCTTACGTCTTACGGATTCGATGGGATCGTCTGTCGATGATATTTCGAAAGTGATCGAGATCTCACGCTCGGCGAATCTGCGCTTTTGGGCATATCCGCCGCTTGCCGTTGCGAAAGAACGGATCTTTACGTCGAATCCTGTGCAGTCAAAGCCGCGCCACCCACCCTCGACGAGTCGGCAGGCGGAGTCGGGGGAGATCTCAAGTCTCTTATCCCCCGAACGAAAAATGATCTTGTAAGTTTGTTTCACAGTCGGAAAATAGCCTCGCTTTCTCTTCTGATACGACGCGCGGTTCTGTAAGGAGAGCTGTCGTCGTCGCGGAGATATATGTTCTGAGTAACACTTCCGCTTCTTTGAGATATATCTCCAAAGCCCGCAGAATTTGTCGGACTCCAGACGGATTCCATAGCGTTTCCGACAAAACCGGAGCCGTCAAGGATACCCTCAGCCATTCCTCGAGAGATCATCACACCAACCTCGTCACGCATGAGCGCGGATGGGGATGCGATCTCGTAGTAGTCGCGCACGGCAGAATCCGCACGTTCCGATACCTCTCGGATAGCCGCAACGACTTCTCCTCCGGCATCTCTTATTCCGGCGGCAATTCCGGAGATGATGTTGTGCCCGATAGATGTCCAGCTGCCGTTATTAAAATGAGAAGTTGCATCAGCCGCAGCCAATGCGAAAGCGGTGTTAACTGCCAATCTTCCGCTTGTTATTCCGTCACCTATCTTTGACATTGCGGCTCGACCGCCTTCTTCCCAGCCGACAGCACTGAAAACCGTAAGGCATTGATGCGCCATGTTGTCAATTATCAGAGCAACCTGTGCGGATACATTCAGTGCCGCCTGCGTCAAAGTTTGGAGTGAGCTAGCGAATGATGTTCCGATGTTGTTTCCGGCGACGGACGAGATCATTGTTTGATTGATCCTCGCGCCGATTTGGGAGACTTGTGATTCAAGGCTTGCGAGCTGCCGCGCAAAATCCGCGGTATCAAGTCCAACCCCGATCACAACCGATCCGTCAGCCATAGTTTTACCTCCTATATAATTATTTTCTTATCCTTACCGCCGCCTTAGCACGTCTGATGCGTCTGCGCAGAGCATCATCCTCGATGCCTGCTGTGTCAGTCCGACGCAATCTGACGACACGCATGAACTCTGAGTCCGGCGGGAGGGAGCGCAGGAGTGCCATAAATTTCCACCAATGCATTGATACTTCGGTCAGATCAATGCCGTACGCTTGCATGAACGATGCAATGATACGCGCGGCATCGAATTCGAAATCAAAAACAGGCACTCCCGCGAGCTCGGAGGAATGGTTGTCGGAGTCATGCTCGTCCGACTGAGAGACCTCCTCACCGCAAAGAGCGAACCAACCAAGCTGCGTTATGAGCTCTTCAAGGTGAGAGGCTCTTTCTGCAGGATCATCGGGGAGTGAGTGCTCAGGGCAAACGATCTTTACTGCGTCCATGAGCTTTGAGATTCCTCCGTCATCCTCTGTCATTCTTTCGACAAAGAGTATCCAACGTCTGAAATCACATTTTATAGGGATAATTACCCCGTCGACGGTGATCGTGGCGGGGAGACGTTCGCAGAGTATAGAGGGTTTACGCATTGCAGGCAAGATTATCGACGCGGCTTGCATATTTCTCACCGATTATGTCGGGGAGTCGTGCAAAAGCCTTGACCTGAGCATCCATGAAAAGGATGAATTCCATGTACGCCGCTGTGTGATCCTCGGCGCTAAGCTTTTCACCGCAGATCACCGTACCCTCACCCTCACCGAATACTGTATCAAAGAAACGTCTGACGATTTTGCAGTAGCCGGCGATCGCAGCAGATGTGTCCGCAACAGATACGTCATCTGTGTTATCCACCGATAGCTCTTTTCTGTGAAGTGCAGCTCTCAGCTCTGTAAGTGCAGAGTTGACCCTTGCCATACACTCGCTTTCGCTTATATCAAAGGCGTACTCCCGCCCCTCGTAGATCCAAAAATGATTCATTCCCATTCCTCCGTTTCTTGTGTTTTAGTTTAAGCCTTGGTGTAAATTGAGGTAGATTTTACAAATTTGCCGCGCTCAATATCGCCTACAGCCTTCATTGTACCGGTGTAGCAGAGAGCGTCAGTACCCTCACCGCACTCGTCGGGGATGACGGAGTAGAGTCTCTTAACCGCGGGGTAGATGCCGGGGGTATCTGTTTCCTCGAATGTATCAACGGAAAGGATCTCTACCTTTGCATCCTCACCGGTCAGCTCGAGGTCGGTAATGGTGCGGATCCTGTCGATGACGGCGTTTCCGCTGTACACCTCAAGCTCGTAGTCAATGACGGGGGCGTATCCCGTCACATCTGTGCGCTTTGTTGCCTCGTGGATGTAGCGTCTCTGGTAGCTCACGGCGTTTTTTGATTCTGTAAATTCCGTGAAGCCCTCACCGATGCGTGACCATACGGGAGAATCTGCGCTTCCTGTGTTCATAAAATGCTGTCTTTCGGCTCGTTTAACAATAGCCATAATAGTTGCTCCTTTCAGCGATCACACCGATCTCGGTGCGTTTTTAAAATAACGTAATTCATATGCGGCGCGGTATTCTTCGCTTCCGTCGTCGTAAACGGAGGATTTTTGCGCACCGTTGGTCTGACGGATCGAGCATCCGTCTTGCTCCATTGGTACAGAGTCAATGTAATCTGCGATGCACGCGAAGAATGATACTGCGTCAAGTCTGTCCCCGATCGACTGACCGTCACATCTGATCCGTACCTCAAAAGGTACGCTGACGATCGAGGAGCCGTCGATATATTCGCTGATGCATTCTCCGCCGCCGGAGAGCCACACCGCTGCATAGCCATCGCGCCATACCTCGGGCACAAACTCCGCGCCGCAGTCACATCCGCCGAGATAATCGCATATCAGGGTTGGGATTCTTATTTCGTCCATGTTTAACTCCTTGTCGGGTCTTGTGTTTCATAGAATCGAGATCTCACATGCGTGTAGAACTTCCTGTGATCCCGTCGCGGGCTGTTTTGGTCCAAGCTCCGATATCCTTGGCTTTTGCCGCCTCAAACCATCTCGCGCATGCCTGAGGGTGGTATTTTTTGTAGAACTGTCGTTTGGCGTAGTAGCACTCGGAGGCGTAAGAGGCATCCCAGCGCACCTCGCCACGAGTTCCTGCGCCGGAGACGTGACCGGATCGACATAGCTTGCCCGTGTAGAATGGAACGAACGGCTCGCAGGACGAGAGGACGGATTTTTCAAGATTGCGCAACGCCACGAGATTTTTTGCGCCAAGTTCTCCGCCGAGAGATTTCAGATCAAAGCTTACGGTGAAATTTACCATGGCTCACCTCAGCTTGAGTCTGACATGGGAGAGAGCACCTTCTCCGGTGAACACTCCTGCCTCTACAACGAGGAGAGAGCGTTCGTTGGCTTCTCCTTGGCGAAGTACACATCTGTCCCCGTATCGAGGATGAGGGAAATCGCATTGGATCCCGTTTTCATCTATACATTTACTTTTGTCGGGGAAGAAATAAACCGTAGTGGTGCCGCGCGAGGTCATGTCTGTATCGGATGCAAATACCTCACGGATCGCGATGCCTTCGAGGAAGTAGCTTTTGTATTTAGCTTCATATCCGACATCCTCGATGAATGAACGGTATTCGACCGTGCTGTTTAGTAAACTCATATATAAGACTCCTTCACGGTTTTATACCCATCTAAGCATGAGCCCGCAGCGCATAAGTCGTTCCTTTGCAGATGGGGAGATCTTGACACCGCTGCATCTTGTGGAGAGGTCGGCGGCATATGTTACGCTCACATCCCCAACCTTTTTGCTGAGGATCGCTTCATCATCAGTTGCGGATGCCATAAAACTCTCCTGTATGGCGACGGCAGCGGCAAATTCCGTGAGCTGCGATTCAGTCATGTCGTTTTTTGTGCGAGGGTAAATGAGGGAGAGGAGAACCTCCTCCCCCGTCATTCCCACGCGGATCTGTGTATTATCCGCCATAAATCCTCCAAAAATTAGCCGAGGTAACGAACAGCAAGCTCGGGATAGATGGTCTTGAATGCGTAGAGAACATCCATGGAGAGGATCTCTCTCTTAAACTTCATATCATAGCCGCGAACCACACGAAGAGCCACGCCGTTGTAGGTTGTTACATAGGATTCCACACCTGCCGGAGCCTGAAGGGGTCTTGTAATGAATGCAAAAGCATCCGGATGGAAGATGAGATTGGCGGTATGGCTGCCGATAACGGAGACTGTGTCACCCTTGGAGGCAGTTACGCTCGGGGTGAGAGAGACTGTAACGGAGGTGGAGGTAACATCTGCATCTGCTGTTACAGCGTAGGTCTTTTCGCCGATCTTGATGATGTCACCCTTAACCAGCTTGCCGGAGCCGGTTGCTGTGAAGGTAACCGTGGAGGCGTTTGTTACATCACCGGACAGAGCGAGTGTGCCGCCAAAGCTTGTCTTGTGGTCAGCGATCGCCTGAGACATGTAGTTTTCGATGCCGAATACTTTGCCGATAGCGCCGGTACGGAGAGCGTTTGTGGAGCCGCATTTTTCGGCATTGACAATGGACGGAACCTGCTTGAGCTTGGAAGCCGCGAGGGGATTCCATACTGCGCATCTCATGCCGGCGGGAACCTTTTGCATATCGAGCTGATAGGAAGCCGCGGCGATATCGTCGAGGCCGTCGGGGGTTGTGCCGGCAGTACCTGCGATGGTGGGGATATCCTTGTAAAGACCGAGACCTTCAGCGTTGATCTTAGCGGCGAGTGCGGCAGCGGCAGGCTCGATAAACATACGAACGACGGAGTCGAAATCACACGCAGCCTCAATGGCACCGACCTGCATATCAACGGTTGCGAGGTGATCGAGCTTTACGTCGATCGTGTCGTTCTGCATATCCTGCGGAGAAACGCCGCTCTGCTGGTCGAATTCGTTCGCGGTGAGCTTTACGGGGCAGCGCACGGAAACGGTGTCACCCTGCTTAGCCGCGCCGCCTTCAACGCTTTCCTTGTAGATAAGATTGGGGAATACGAGATTGTCGATCAGGCGGGGCAGAGCCTCACGCGCGATCTGCTTTACGGAAATTTCAAATTTTGACATTGTTTGATTCCTTTCTTATTTGTGATTGTGATGCTTGAGCTTAGATCTTTCTGACAGTTTTGTAATAGTCAGCGTCGGACATTGCGTCGGGATTCAAGCGTTCACGGGAGTGTGGAAGTCCACTTCTGATGGGACGCATGGGATGCGCTCCGTCGAAAAGATACGGGTCGGATTCCTTGAGTG